CAAATAACAAATTGATTCCTCAGCTATTTATTAGAAACGTAGAGTATGGATAAGGATAGTTTACTATTTGATGACAAGTCCTTTAGTGATTTGTTGCGAGATGTGTATACCAACACAAAGAAAAAAGAATCGCAGATTAATGGTTTGATCGATCAGCTTAAGCCATTAATCAAGAATATGACCGATGCATCTTTGATGGTGCCTCTGATCAAGGAGTACTTAGAGATATCTGTTAAGAATGATGATAACCTAGTGAGATTGACAGCAATTATTCAACGCTTATTAGTTGTAGGAGCTAAATCTGAAAAGGGTGATGAGCTTGGTTTAACAGAGTCTGAAAGACAACAATTGCTTGCAGAAGCACAAAACTTAATCGACGACAGCAAATAATGAGTACATTCTTTCAAGATATATCAGGTCTATATAAAGGACCACAAACTGGGCAGACTAATGGCTTACAACAGCTTAAGGTTTTTCCTGGTCATGTTATAGATGTGTGTCTTGATGAGAATCATAAGTTGTATGAGTCTTCTCGTGATATTGGAAAGATTCGATTTAGGGATCTTGTAAAGGAATATAATAAGAACGAAGAGAGTGTTGTTAAAACAGCGTACCCATTAGATCGATCAGTAGCTAGATATCCACTTCCAGGTGAAGAGGTAATTATCTACAGAGCTTTTGGTGAAACCACAACACCACTTACACCAGTGCTAGCTAACATCTACTTTTATAGCTTTGTTGTTAGTGCAATGCATAATGTGACCTATAATGCAAACCCATTTATAGGAACAGACAAATACCACATCGATAAGAAGAATCCATTCATGTCCTATGAGCAAGCAAAGAAGCGTTTGCAAAATAAGATTAAGAATCAGGATGCTGTTACGGATACGGATAATAAGCCAAAGGTTTACAAACAACTAAAACCTTATGAAGGTGATTTTATCTTGCAAGGTCGATTTGGTAATTCGATTAGATTCACATCAACCTTAGCCAAAGCAGATAATGCTTGGAAAGGATCTGGTGCATCTGGTGATGGTTTAATGATTATGCGAGTTGATCGAGACTCAACAAATAAGGAGTCAGATATGATGACTCAAGAAGATATTAATGTGGATGATGTATCAATCTATATGTGTACATCGCAGAAGATTGAAATGCAATTAGCATGCTCTAAGAATATGAGATCGTGGGCAGCAACTTACGACATTCCAGCACACGGATCTGCAGAAGCAGCTGACACATTCACTAGAGCAACAGATACATCAGGTCTATGGCAGAAGGCAGTAGAAACTGACAAACCTGCTGCTGAAGCGTATAAAGCGCCTACTAGCGAGGCTTCAACTGAATCACCTAATCCACCTTCAACACCAGATCCAACAACACAAACAACAGAATAATATGGGATGGACAACACCACCAACAGTTGATCCAGGTTTAAAAGCAAATTTGGATTCTTTTGTGACAGTAGCAAAAAACAACGCAGCAGCTATTGCTGAAAAGCTGTTGTATAAAGCTGTAAGTAATTCTGGAGTTACACCTAAAGTAAGTCTACCACCATTGATTCAGCTAATCAATACAATGTTAATTCCGACGGTACATCGTTGGGAAGGAGGTTGGGCAAATCACCCATCAGATCCGGGTGGAGCAACTATGAGAGGTGTTACAATTGAGACATTCAAGAGTAGCTTTAATGGTATATTCATTAACACAGGAATACCACAAGTAAAGACAGCAGCAGAAGCGTTGAACTCCAAATATGGAAACTGGCGAGATGATAATGCCAAAGCAAAAGCATTCTTATACACAATCTGTAGCGATGAGACTGTAGGCGGTTTGTGGTTTATGAAATTCTTAGCAGACGATGATTGTAGATATCCAATTGCTGTAATGACTGAGGATCCTTATTTAGGATATTTCTTTGCTGCAACTACGTGGTGGTCAGGAGCGGGAGCTTATTCCAAAAGTGGATTTGATGATGTTGCAAAAGCAATGGGTTGGAATGGTAATGACTCTACTTGGGCTAAGTTTATTGCTGGTCTAGGAGCAAAGACACCAGAATTTGCTAGTAAGGTGTTAATGAAGAGATGTGCAAGATTGCAAGCAATCACTGGAGCTAATGGATCACCAGGTCCAGAATTTCGTAACGGTTTTATGAATAGATTTATGAATGATCCTAAGGAATCGGACGTAATGATGCTTGTTAGGATTAACGAAGCTTTTAACCTTAACGTACAAGGAACCTTTCAGCTAGCACCAGACGAATTACAACACCTTAAAAATAAAGGTGAGACATATAAAACATTTAGTATAGAACTGCCAGGGTAATGAAATTAACTTACGATCAGCTTAAACAGACGCTCGAGTCAAATGGTGGTTTAGGATTAAACGCACAAGGAGGTGTACCACCAGGTACTCCTATTCAAGGTACGTTTACTGGAACCGTTACAATTGATGTTCCGCAGCTACCTAAGATAGAGTTTCCAATGGAAGACTTTTCATACAAGTCTTCTATTGCAGGTACTGGTGTTAATCTTAACAAGGTTCTATCATTAAAGGGATCAGATGGCGGTGTCAAGACAAACGACTATGCTGGTAGCCAGTTGCTAATTAATTCGGATCGTATCATTGTCAACTCAAGAACAAATTACCTGATGTTATTTGGTCAGCAGGGTGTAGCAGTATCCTCACAAGGTAGTGTTAATATTGATGCAGACGATAGCGTGACAATATTTGGTGGTGATGGTTTATTCTTAGGTGTTCCGGCTCAAGGAACTGGAGACAAAGGAAACCAAAAACCACCTAAAACCAAAGCTGATCCAACATTAGATTTTGAATATGAACCAGTAGTACTTGGAACTAAGCTAGCAAACCTTATAGAGGACTTATTGGTTATATTAAAAAATGCAACTTTACTAACACCAGTTGGTAAGGGATATTTTAGAGAGGATGTAATGTATGAGTTAGCATCATTACAAGCGCGTATACCAGAGATATTAAGCACTTATGCTTATGTTGATGGAATTAGTCATGAAGGCGTAGATCCTGCACCAGAACCGCCTAAAACCGTAACAGAACCACCTACAACATTGGTTGGAACTGTAACTGGTACGTTTACTGGTACAACTGGAGCAATAGATCCTAATGCACCTTCAAACGTAATTACAAACCCTCTAGCAGATCAGCCAGATTTCTTCGATACAGAAACTTTATACGGAGATGAGTTGTAAAACAAAGTTATTATGGGAAGTTTAAAAGATAGAGTAGTACAAATTAACCAAGCGATTGTCTTGTCAGAGGCACAAAACAATTTCGGATTCCTAGTAGCAGCATTGCAAAAGGATAAGGGAATTGCTTTAACTCTTGATCAGTCTTATATGTCTAAATACGATGTAGCTGACGATCTTCGTAAGTTTGTAAAGGATAAGACAAACAAACCACCAGCAGACATAAAACCACTACTAGACCCTAACAAAACGATAACCGACATAGCAAAAGAAGGTCAGTTCGATAAGTTGAAAGAGTATTTGGATGGATTATCAGCAGCAGATTTTGAACCACCACTAGCAAATAAGTTTACATCACCAAGTGGTGTATCTGTATTTCCAGTACCAGGTAAGATTGCAAATGATCCTCGCCGTACTGGTAGGGTTGTTGTTCCTGGTCCGTCCGGAACATTAGCTCAAACAGAGGTTCAGAAGTGGATGGTAAACAATAGCGTTTTGTACGGTTTTGTTCCTTATGGAGATAACGCACTATATTATATTGGTGTAGAACAAATCAAAAGTCAACTAAAAAGTGCAAGTGATAAAAATGGTGAGCTTAAAAAGATAGTAGGAAAGTTCTTAAAGAATGGACAAGCGTTATCAGGCTTAACTACACAAGCACAAGCTGTAATTGATAATAAACTTCCAGACGCAAGCATATTCCCAGATCCAGGAAATCTCGAGGGTATTCCAAATCATGGTGTAATGTCTAATGATAAGAAGATACTTGATTTAGTGGTATTGGATGGTCAACCAGTATGGCGACCAGCTGCACTAGCAGCAATTGCAATGCAAGCCGAAGCTAAAAAAGCTGGTATAAACCTAAAAGTAACCTCAGGCTTCCGACCTGCATTTGGTAAGAATGTAAAAGTAACAACGACCAAAGGACGTCAGATCACAATGACTACGCAAGAAACTTTGAGACGTGATAAGAGTCGTTGGGTTGGACGTGGATCGTTTAGTGGTACAGATGAGGATTTTATCTTCAAAGCAGGATCAAGTAAATATAGCGCTGCAACAGCACCTCCAGGATCATCTAATCATGGATCTGGTATTGCTATTGACTTTAATGTTGGAGGTCGAAACAACTTTTCACCACTCAACACAGCTAACTATGTTTGGTTAGCTAAGAATGCTCATAGGTTTGGTTTTGTGAGAACTGTTGGTTCTGAAGAGTGGCACTGGGAATACCTACCAGCAAAATCTAAACTTGGACCATATGCTGTGTTATCAAATAAACCAGCCAATAAATGGTATTCTGATTTAGGATTAAATAATTTGACTGTATAATGCCATATAATTTTGAAGCGACATTCGTACAACCATTACTAACTCAACTTGATGCAGGAACGATCAAGGGGGCTGAGTCATGGGCGGATGCGATCACAAAGGCATATATTACAACTATTAAGATGGGACTCCCACAAGGAGCTCCTACAACCCTACCTGCACCAGGTTTAGCAGTACCACCATCACCACCACCTCCATACCCAATTGTAACAACTCCATTCACAACGGCTGATAGTAGGAGTAAGGCAATGTATAATATTGTGCACGCTTACTTTATGGCTAAGGAGATGAAGCTAGAGAAGGGTGCGATTGAGAGTTTGGTTGCTACAGTGAAGCAATTAATTTTAAAAATAAAACAACGATACAGACAAGTAAAAGCACTCACAGAAAGGGTTAAGCAGATTACGGAGCAGTTGAAAGAGCTTCCTAAACTAATAAAAGACATCATTGAGGATATTAAGGAGGAGGTAAAGGCTCAGATTGAAAAGGTCAAAGAGATTTATGATCAACTCAAGTCTATGGAGGTTGAACTAGGTCCAGTTGAGTTTAGAAACATATTCCAGAAAGAGCTTGATTTTATTGAAAAGCTTAAATCGTTTAAGATTACAGATGTTGCTAGTGTACGTGATATTGCGTTATTTATCTCAGAGTATGGAAAGCGTACTAATGATGTATTGAGTAGGTTATCAACCTCTCAAGGAATGAAAAACTACTTTCAAACTAAGCTAATCAGCATTGGTAAAGAGTTCTTACAGTTTGCAGAAGCAGCAATAGATCCTACAAAGATTCTAGACTTCCTAAATGGAATTGCAGCTGCACGGCCTCGCATTGAGCGTTTGCTACAGAAGGTAAAGCGTTTTGATTTATTTGTACGATTTATCCAGCCAAAGCTAAGAAAGCTAGAAAAGAAAAAGGATGATCTCATAAAGAAAATTCGATTAGCAATTCAACCAAAGTTACTAGAGGTTCAAAAAAAGCTTAGTGACAAGGTTGCAGAATACACAAAGCGATTCCAGAATAGCAAGATGGTATCGCTCTATAAGACTGCTAATAAAACTATTAAAGATTTTAAAGAGAAATACCAAAAAAAGGTTAAAAGAGAGAAGGATAGAATTGCATTACTCAAAAAAGCCTACCAACAAACGGTAAAAGCGATAGGATCATCAACAGCTCTTATTGAAGGGTTAAAGTTGGAGTTCAAGAGTATTCAGAGTGAAATTGAGGAATACCAAAAGAAGTTGCAAAACGTAGAAGTACCTAGTCTACAAAAGCCAGCTGCACCAGATATTAATTTGAAGGATTTGAGTGCCAAGAACCTAAAAGCAGAGTTAGCTAAGGTTTCAGAGTACTTTGCTTCATTAGGTTTGTCTGACTTTGGTAATCTTGGAGCTTTGGTAATTACTCAAGTAAAATGTGACTTCCAGACATTTAAGCGATTCTTTGAAAAAAAGCGTGACACCATTAAGAAATATGTTGATGAAATAATCGTCCTAGAGAAAACGGTAAAAGGTCTATTTAACATATTACAAGAGGTAAGGGATACGGCTAGCAAAAAGCGTAGAAGAGTTAACGCAGAAGATTCAAAGTTTGAGTCTTGGGCAAAAGCTCGTCTAAAGTCCATGAAAGATGTAATGCAGACCTTAGTTACTTGGATGAAGCCAACTCTCAATAAAATTAAAAAGTGGATCGATAAGAAGATAAAACAAGTTACAGATTTTATCAAAAACGACTTAAAGAAATTTGAAGAGGATCTGAAGGTGTTTGCAATCAATCTAATTCCAATAAAGAGTGATTTGCAGGATGCTAAAGATGCTAAGCAAGAGGCTGAGGCTAAATTACGAAAGATCCGCGATAAGATCGCTAAGATTAAGAGATTAATCAAATTAGGTACTTTCGTGCAAAAGATGGTTAGAGGGTCTTTAAAGCTGTTTAATAACGTAGCAACTGGTAACTATAAGCTATCGGAAAATCAAAACGCCATCGATATGTTTTTGGATGGATTATATGGCTATAAAGTTGAGCAATCACCAGGTCAACAACCTATGTTGATGGAACAAAAGCGAAGATTCAAAGAGGACTTCAAAGCTTTATTGGTAATTGAAGCACTAGCTTATGGTTTAATAGAAACAATCAAAGATATAAAGAATACTGACTTCAAGCAAGAGCTTCAACAACTTATTCAGAATGCTAGTAGTAAGCTGCCAGGAGTAGCTACTATTAAAACTCTAGTAGATTTGGCAGAAAATCCACCAAAGGATTTTAACACACTAAAGAATGCACTTCAATCATTAGGAACAGACATACTGTTAGATGCTTCGATTGCTTCTCGATTATTGGATTTAGAGAGAAAGTATTTGAATAAGAGTAGAGAAACCGTGAAGTTGTTGTGTGATAGTAAAAAGGTCCAAAAAACAAAATTTGCACCAAAGCTTGAGAAGATCAAAAACACACTCGACAAGAACCAGTCTTTTATCCTCTTAGGATTCAAAATGTTGAACGATGAGTTAAAAGCTTTTATTAGTTGGATCAAGAAGAAGATTAAAAAAGTGATTGATGCAATTAAGACTAAGTTACAAGCAATTCGCGCCAAGGTTGAGAAACAGGCTGAGGATGAGGTGAAAAAATACGTAGAGAAGAAGGTTAATTTGGAAGCACCTATAATGAGTGTGGTAATGGGATTAGCAGCACGAGCCTTATGGACCGGTGCTTCATGGACTAGCCCAGCAGGAATCCAACACATAACCCTGAACATTGGAGCATTTACACCAATGAAAGCTAAGTCTACTGATGGAGCATCAAAGATGATTCGTGAAATGGCAAAAGGCTTTGAAGCTCAGCTATCGGTGATGAGTGGTTTGATCATTCCACCAGCACCAACTGGTATACCACCAATACCATTTACGGGCTACAAATAAAACCGAATACTATTTATATGAAAACGATATGAAAGGATCTGAATTTGTAAACCTTTTACGTAAAGTGATTCGTGAAGAAGTGCGATCGGTCGTAAAAGAGGAGCTGAAAGAAGCTCTCAAACCAGTGATTGTTGAGAATACAACAAAGGTTACACAAACAAAACCTGCAGCAATACCTCAGGTAAAACAAAAACAAGTAAAACGAGCTATTCAACCTCCAACATTTGAGGGACCAATGGCTAGCTTATTGGCTGAAACATATGCCTCAATGATGGCAAACCCAGTTGAGGATCCAGAGGAAGAATGGCCAGACTTAAACATGGGTATGATGACTAGTGAAATGGTACAAGGTCAGCCAATGCCAATGTCTCAAGGTGGTGTAGCTAATATGAACCAAGAGGTTAACATGGACAGCTTAATGCGTGATTACTCTGGTGTATTAAAAGCAGCTGAAGCAAAAGCACAAACTAGATAATAAATGGCAATTGAAATAAAGATACACCCACTTGATTTTGAACCAGACGTAGCAGTTGGTATTGACCTTCCTATGATAAGTGGTGCAGGCGCATCGTTTAAGATGAACTACACAACTCTGGATCAAGCTGTGGCGAATGCTAAGAATCTATTACTCACAGATAGAGGAGAGCGTATCATGCAACCAGATTTTGGGTGTGATCTGAAAAAGACCTTGTTTGAAAATATTACGGAAGAACTCACGGTTACTATGGAGAATGTGATTCGTGAGAGTTTTGATTATTGGCTTCCTTACATATTTATTAACAAGCTTAATATAACTCCATACCAAGATACAAATCGCGTCAACATATTGATGGAGATTAGTCTGGAAGGGAATAAGTTTGACACTAGATCGATTCAACTCGAGCTGACAAATACGAACGGATAAGAAAATGGCAAACATATCAAAAACAACATCAAAAGATATTAAGTACTTTGGTAGGGATTTTGACTCTTTAAAGAAGGGTCTAATTGACTTTGCTAGAATTTACTATCCAAACACCTATAACGATTTCAACGAAGCATCACCAGGTATGATGTTTGTTGAGATGGCTGCTTATGTAGGTGATGTGTTAAACTACTACATTGACTCTCAATTCAAAGAGTCTATGCTTTTACACGCTACAGAAACTCGTAGTGTGATGTCGATTGCATCTGCAATGGGGTATAAGCCAAAAATTAGCACACCATCAATCGTTGATATCGACATTTTCCAATTACTACCACCATCAGGAAGTGGAGCTCAGACCGCACCCGATATGCGATATGCATTAAAGGTTGAACCAGGCATGCGTTTGAGAAGTAGTGTTGGTAGTGTTGAGTTTATGGTTCAAAATAAAGTTGACTTTTCAATCAATAACGTATTTGATCCAACTACAATATCTGTCTACAAGTTGGATGGTAGTGGATTGCCTGAGTATTACATGGCAAAGAAAACAGTCAAAGCTATATCAGCTCAACCAAAAACAATGACGGTTGAAGTAACATCTCCAACTAAATTCTTCAAATTCCTAATTCAAGATAGTAACTTAATTGGGATTGATTCTATCAAGGATTCAGATGGTAACACTTGGTACGAAGTTCCTTATCTAGCACAAGACACAATCTTTGAAAAGCTAGAAAACACAACATACAACGACCCAGATGCTGCAAACTACAGTAGTGAGACTCCATACTTAATGAAGCTTAAGCGTGTACCAAGACGCTTTATTTCAAGAGTAACTGAGGACGGCATAGAAGTTCAGTTTGGATCGGGAGTAAGCTCTGCACCAGATGAAGAGTTATTAGCAACTCCTGAGAATATCAGTTTATCTTTACCAACTGGCAAGGATGATATAGATTGGTCAATAGACCCAGCAGCTCCTGTGATTACAAAAGCCTATGGTATTGCACCAGCCAACACGACACTTACAGTAACCTACCTAGTAGGAGGTGGAATCACTTCTAATTCACCTAGCAATACCATCAACGAGATTATTGGAATCAACACTTCTGGTACAAGTTTACCTACAAGTAATCCAACCTTAAACGCAACTATCCTTAACTCAGTAGCAGTAAACAACCCAACTGCAGCTTCAGGAGGTAGAGGAGCTGAGACATTGGATGAGATACGAGAAAACGCAATTGCGCAACTTACTTCTCAAAACCGTGCAGTAACTAAGGAGGATTATATTGTTAGAGCATATGCAATGCCTAATGTGTTTGGTAGCGTTGCCAAAGTATTTATCACACCAGATGAACAAAATAACATTGAGAGTTCAGAGGTTAATGATAAAGTAGCTAATCCACTAGCATTGAATATGTACATGCTAGGCTATGATAACAATAAAAATTGTGTGGTAGTAAACCGCGCTATTAAAGAAAACCTAAAAACCTATCTATCGCAGTATAGAATGTTGACAGATAGTATCAACTTTAGAGATGCTTATGTGATCAACATTGGTGTTGATTTTGATATTATTCCAATTCCAAGCTACAACGCAAATGAGGTAATCTTAGGTTGTGTAACAGCTCTAAAAAACTTCTTTGCAATAGACAATTGGCAAATAAATCAACCAATCGTGTTTAGTGACTTGTTTAATACGTTATTAAAGGTAGACGGGGTGCAAACAGTGACTGGTATTAAGATAAAAAATCTTAACGATGAGTTGCAAGGATATAGTAATGTGTATTACGATATTCAAGAGGCAACTCGCAACGGTATAGTTTATCCAAGCTTGGATCCAGCTATTTTTGAAGTTAAGTTTCCAAACAACGATATAAAAGGACGTATAGTAACATTCTAACTATGGTATTAAGATTTTATCCAACCAAAGACGCCACAATTTATGAGGCATATCCAAACAAAAATACTGGATTGGATGCCATATTGGA